TAATTTAGACATACCGCCACCTTGTTGTAGCACCAAGGATATTATATCTTGATAATGGTACCCATCTAATTTGTCGCTATTAATTGCATAATCAGCTGTTCCCGCTGTATTAGCTTTACCACTGATATTAATACCCCATGTACCGTTGGCACCTGTGCCCGCTTTTGTGGGAGCACCGATGTTACCCGGTGTTACAGTCTGCCAGGTGTTATCGTTTCGCAAAAATCGTGAGTTGTTAGCAGACTCCAATTTCGGTACATGGTTGCCATGTTCCTTTGGCGCTGCGTCGATTATGCCGTAGCCTTGCAGTGTGTTTGGATTAGATCCGCCCGTGACGTGACCTTGTGCATTAACCGACACTTGCTTATAGCTGCCAGCCTTAACCCCGCTGTTTGGATGCACATAGTTGTTAGCTCTGTCAGCTATACCGTCAAGCTTCTTTTTATCCTCAGTGCTCATCAAGCCGTTATGCGCTGGTGTGACTATAGCTAAGTCGTTGCTAGCTAGCCGGTTATCTATAGCGTCAATCAGAGCCTTTAGCTCTTTGTCTCCTGCCTCTAGTAAAGTCTTGATGTACTTATCGTTACTAAGCAGCTGACGAATGATTAAGTTTGTCAGCGTATAAATAACTTCGTCTTTAGCTATAAATTGCGGAAAATGTTCACTATACGGAAAGTCAGTAGGTACATCACCGGGACGTTTATAGCCGAGCACCGTATCAGGAAAATTCTGATTAAGTATTTTCTTGCGTTCTTCTTCTGTTATGGCCATAACTTCCACCTCTTAAAATTCCAGTGTCCACTTAAACACCAGTGATGTTTCAGCGTCTACGCCTTTCGACGTTAAAAGTCTAATCTTAGCAGCCGTTTCGCCTGCTTCATCAAGTAACGCTATTTCATTAATACCGGACGTTACTTCACCAGCATTAACCGTAGCTTGGAAGGTGACAGCATTATCCGACGGGAAAGTTATGCTATCAAGCGTTTTAGTTAAAACGACGTGATTTAAGTCACCAGTCTCAGTAGGCGGGGCAGGGTTATTCTGTTCATCAGTTTCACCCTGGTCACCGAAAGCCATCTTAGTTATTTTGCTGATTGTTCCGGTTTCACCTACCGCATGTGCTAGTAACCTCCGATATAGCGCCGTTGTCACCTTGTTGTTCTTTAAAAAGTCAGCACTGCTGACACCGTTGTCAGCGAATAGCTGCAGATTCATGTTTAAATTCATATCTTGATTCATAGACTCTCCTCCATTCTTGTGTCACCTTTTATAACCGTCACTGTGGCAGTATGTTTAAGCATATATTTTATACGGGTAGTTGACGCAAGCTCCCTTGAGCCGTCCAGCTCCCAGCTGCCATCAAGTACATTATCAAATTCTGCATTACTGCAAGACTGCTTATAATTTAGAACTGTATCGACCATAACATCTGACTGACAGGTGACACGTGACACCGGTGACCTTATATCTGTTAAGGACATTTTGTACTTACTAGTAACTTTTTTAACGGCGTTTCCTACGATTTTTCCATGTGTATTATTTACCGGTTTTAAGCTGCTTACTGCTTCTGAGTAATATGAGGCCGTTAAAAAGTGTTTCTGGTCATCCTTGTAATTTGTGTCACCTTCCAATGCATCATGGCGATACTGCCCGTTAAAATAATGGGTATGCGGTACTCCATTTTTATCGTGTGTACCTTCCCAGTAAAGAGCAGATGTTTTACCTGTGGCGCTGCTGAAATAGCGTTGAGTACCTGCCCAGGTTATGCCTATGTTCAGATAGTGATGGTTTTTTATGTACATCACTAAAATAGCGTTGACTATAGCACCGAGGTTAGCTGGAATTATTGACCGGGCGTATTTATAAACCTGTCCCTCGTTAATACCTACATCATCGTACATTTCTAGGTTCAGCTTATAGTGATCGTAGTCACATTTCAGCGTAACAACACCACCACCGTACCGCTGGTCAAGCATCTGCTGGAACTTGCGTTCGGTATATGGTAACGAGTGGTTAATCTTTGCTAAGATTTTGTTTTTACGCTGTGTCAGTGTGTCAGTGTCACCTGGTCTAATGTCAAGCATACTTTCCCAGCGTTTAGCGCCGTCAACGTCAAGCAGCTCTACATAAGTATTTACGAACCACTTTTTAGCTTGTGGCCATATACGGGCAAACTCGATGTTTTCAGTCTTGGCCAGCTCCTGAAATTCTAATGACGGTGCAACAACCTTTGGGAAATAATGCGCTATGTCAACGTCACGTGTCAGTTCGTCAGCCATGTTATTTCACCTCTAACCGCTAACTCGTTAATACCCAGCACTAGATTTTCTTCTACGCCGTTGAGCTTGGTATGCGTTATGTCGTCGATACCGTCAAGCTCTAAAATCCGGCTCTCAATCTGAGTAGTTCGTATCGTTATACCAGTATTACGGGTAGTTTGGGCAGTGTCTTTTTTAGTGTCTGGCCATTTCTTGTTAAGCTCGGTAAAGTAGTTATCAATGATTTTCTCTATATCATTTTTAAAGCTTATAGCCAGCTTTTCCGTAGTAGTTAAGTGCAGCTCTATTGCTACTTTAGAGTTGGTGACACCTTCCACTGTGACATGATGGCCAATCGGTGCAATACCTATGCCCTGCCCTGCGTTAGTCACAGGGTCTATCATGGTCTGTACTTCTTGCACAAATTCTTCGGTAGGTACTTTATACTCACTGGTCATGAATACCAGCTTTACCGTGCCACCGCCCGCCCACACCGGATAAACCTTACACCCGCCTACTCCGGCTATGCTGTTCATCTTGTCGATGTAGTCAGTGATGTTACCGCCATAAGCTAGCACGTTAAAGCTGTTTAAATAACGGGTCCGGAAGTGCTCTGTTTCTTCTTCATCCTGTCCAGGTCGTATTACCTCAGTCAGAGTTGCCGTTTGCAGTCCTAAAGTAAAAGAGTTAGGTATAAGTGCTCCAGGCGGTACGTTACCCACGGTTCCTGCTGTGTCACATGTCAAGTAGTAGACGCCTGGTGACACTTTTTCGGTGACAGTGTAGTTGATAGTTTCATAAGAAAAAGAGCTGCCTATTTCAATATCAACGGTCGCCGGTGCAAAAGTTGCTTTTACTTTAGCGCTGGAAGCCGGTGTCGGTGTCAGCCCTCTTTCTTTAGCCCGCCTTATCAGCCACTCTCTTTCTGCTGTGTCAGCAAAGGTATTAGTAAAAAAGTAGTTGATAGCTACATATAGCAAGAAAAACTCGATTGACGCGGGAGCTGTTGCGTCGTAGATCAAACTGCCCTCGCGCTTGTCTACATCACTAGAGACGTTATCAAGCATCCGCTTTAAAATCGTATCTTGTGTTAGATCTTCGTACATTATTGAAGTGTCACCACCTTTTGTAGTTCGAGTGTGCCGTAAATAGTTTTAACGGTAAATTTGCATAACACGTCACCACCGTTATGTGACAGGTCAAAATCAGTGACATCAGTTATGCGGTCATCTTGCATAAGTGCATCCGTTATGCGCTGCGGCAAGACCGCAAAAACATACGGTATAGGCTGTCCAAAGAGGTCCTGAAGCTCTATACCATAATTCCAGCTATATATTGGATATGCATAACGTTCGGTGTTTATGGCTTTATAGCAAGCCTGCGCTATAGCGTCAAGCCCTGTGACAGCACCTTTTATACGTTCCTTTTTTACGTGCATCTGATACGTGTTACTAGTCTGAATATTGTCACCTGTACTGACATCAGCGGCACTTATTGTAACACTCGACGCTGACTCTGGAAGTGTTGCCATTTAATCACCCCCACTGTCCCGATAGTGCTATATGATTAAAAATACGGGATATTACTAAGTATTCTTGTCCACCTAACTGTCTTAGCATTACTACACTTTCACCCGGCGTTAAGCCATTATGAACGGTTATCCGCTTCCTGCCTTTATACCCGTGCTTATGACTAGCATACTCAGCGTACCCACTGCCGCCAGCAGCATTTTCAGTAGTGTGGTTGACAGTAATATCAACATCATAGTCCCTGACTGCATCGGTCAAAACTAAAAATTCTTCAGTGATGGTTTCTTTTGCGTCAAGCCTTATGACAAGCGGATCGACAGTTTCAACCACACCCAGGATATAGTCAGCAGGCTTTCCCGCCTGATAAGTGTTATAAGCTAGTTTCTGTAAAGCGTTCATAAGCTGGTTACTCATTTAGTAATGCCCCTCCCGACTAAAGTTAAATCCATAGTGTAGCTATCGTTACCACTGTCCCATTTGTGTTTGACCTGCTCTGCCATCATCTGTACTGCATAGGTCCGTACTACTGAACTATCAGAAGAGTCCGGTGAATCGCCATCGTCAGTATCGGGTGGCAAATTATATATCGGTGTTCCATCCTCGGGGTTAATCCCAGAGGGCGCTATGCTGTATTCAACGCCGTTTTCTTCGCGTTGTAGCTTAACATCCGGATCCTTTATATTCAGCTTTACCCATATACGGCTACCAGCCCGTACCCGTGTATCACCAAAGGCGCCTTTAATGCTTAAAGTTTTTTTAGCAGAGTTGTACACTTCTAGCATTGTCTGTGCTTTATCGTAAGGATTAGTAGTGTCACGCTCGTTAATGCTTTCAGTTTTACGCAGAATACCCCAACGCTTTATATTAGCGTCGCTCTGCCTTGAATACTCGATATGTTTCCCCGTGTTTTTATCGTCTTTATACAGGGTTACGGCATTGAAAGTATCTTTATCTATTGACGATTCAAAGTTAAAGTTCTGTGCCGTCTCAGCGTCAATAAGTATCGGCACATCCAAACCACCTACCTCAGCCAAGGTTATGACACCGAAGTTATCGTACAAAATATACATTTTCCCGTATTTATAAGCGGCATTACCACTTTTATCACCGGTGTATAGTATGGTGTGGTCAAGTGCCAGCTGGATAGTATCAAACAACGTCTGATTGCTGGCCCGCATTTTATGTATAGTGTAACCCGTGTCACAAATAGCTTCAGTTTCAACTTCTTTACCACTTTTATCCTTGCTTTTCTTTTTATGAATTAAACCGTAATCATCACAGATAGCACGGATAACTTCGGCTGCTGTCTTTTCGACTACTATGGTTACGTCTTTGTTCTTTAGATAGCGTAGCTGGTCATAAGCCACAACTTGTATAACGCCATTCTTATCTTCTTTGTGGGAAAAGATAAAACCTTTGAAAAGATTGTCATTGCCGTAGCTCATTTGGACCATGTTACCTTCTTCAAAGTCTAAAATATCATCTCGTAGCATCTTAAAAGTTAGTTTACCTGGTGTACCCTGCCTGGCTAAATCCCAGGTAACGCCTTCTTGTACTGCTGGCATAAAAGTTTTGCCGTTATGCGAAATTATTATCGTGACAGCTTTTTCTTGTTTAGCTTGCGGGGTTAAAGCCGATTGCTCTAATATCTCTAAACCTTTAATTGACATTAATGAATCACCCCGTTTGGTATCTTTATCTGTGTTCCCTGCACTGGCTCATTATACGGATTTTTCATACCGTTAAGTATAGCGATGTTAGCCAGCACACCAACACTAGGAGCACCACCGCTTAAAACAGTTTGCGTCGCTTCCCATATGGACCGCTGGCCACGGATTGTTATCGCATTTTGTAGGGACTTGTTACCCCCAGCCTTTCGGTTCTGCTTTACTGTAACTGTTTGATTCCCGTTTTCATCGGTACTGACCTCAACCTCTTTGGTGCCATAGTCAATATACTGTTTTAGGGTAACAGGTACCGTAATGTCAAATCCTTCTCCTGCGTCCTCTTTAATGCTGTAGCTTTCAAGTGTTACCCGCATATATGTATCAAACAGCACTTCATAACGCGGACTCATTCGCAAAACTATAAGGTCGAAAGGTTCCCGACCAGCTTTCAGCTTCTTAATCTTTTGAAGGAAGTAAACGGGCTGTTTAAAAGAATAATCCTTTCCGAAAAGTTTTTTGCCGATATAAGTTAAAGCGCTTGACTTGAAACTCTGGCTATAGTTTGCATAGGGACGGGCGTCACCCGGCAGCCGTATGTCAAAACTAATCTCCGTTAATCCAGCTGATTTTACTAGATTAACTTCACCCTCGTTAATCAGGTTAATAGTCTTGTTCCGGTTTTTGATTTTAGTTGTCATTTTTGCGGGCGGGACCGGCAACATCATGTCACCCAGGAAAAAATAATAAGCCACTGTATCACCTCCACTAAAAAAGCACCACCGTAACACGGCAGCGCTTAAAAAAGATTAATATTATTTTTTCAGATATTCTTTACCGTTGATAATTACAGATATTGGTGCTCCCCCTTTTGAGTACGTGACTGAAAATTCGGTTTTAATCTTTTTACCAAAAGCATTTTCTGATTTTACATAAGAACTGATTCTTATGTGTTCCGGGTTTTTATGTGTATTCCAATCACTACCTCCGGCATTAGGGAACTCGGCTGAGTCTGGGTCTAGCAATACAGATTTTACAATATTTTGGGTCTGTATTATGTACTTAAATTCTTCATCGCTCGTTAGCTCAAAATCATTAAAGGTATTAGACACTTTACCATCAGCATAAAGTTCACGTTCGCCGCCATCAATAAAAGCTAAAATATAAACAACTTTATCATTTTTAGTGTATACCGTTATATTATAACCACTGTTATTCTGCCGTATAACACCCTTGTACAAATTACAGTCAGGAAATCTAGTATCATCATTAGCTACGGTTTCAAATTTTGCAGCTTGTCCAGCCATTCCACATTGGCTAAGTGTGTCCTGTATGCTCTCGGCTTCTGCTTGACTTAAATTTTTATTTAATTTTTGAAATTGGTTGCCAGCGGTTTGCTGTTCTTTTTGTGTCTCCGAATTTTGATTATTTGGGCTATGTAGAAATAACCCGCACCCGCCTATCAACAAGCAAAAGAATAAAATAAGCCCCTTTTTTATCTTCTTTTGCTTTTGGGTTTCCCACTTTTTAACGTCTTCGATGGTGTACTGCTTAGCCTTGGATATTATTTGAGCTTTTTCTTCCTCAGCCTTTTTCTTAGCCGCTAGCCTTGCTTCCCCTTCTTCCCTGATTTTTCGTTTTGCTTCTTCCAGTAGTAATTGGTGCTCAGCTTCTTCCCGTATTTTTTGTTCCTTTGATTTACCAAACAATCCCACGTGAACCGCCTCCTATTAGTTAGCATAAAATTATACTTTGTATGATCACCTGTATTATTTTCGCTAACTAATAGGTTATTTCCTGCTTAAACATGGACAGCTTCTGCACCTGTATTTATTCCAGTTAAAATATACTCTGTTATCTGGTCAATAACACCGTCAATATCTTGCTGTTTTTCAATAGTCGGGTTAATATCTCCAACGCTAACAGCTATTTCCTGTGTAGTATAATGCTGCACTGCTTCCTTACTGGCTAATTCTCTAGCTTCCTTGGCAATTTCGATAAGGTCATCCATAGCGTTTGCCATTCTGTCGGTGTTGTCAGCGGTATCACGTGCAGCGCCACCGTCTCCGCCGGCACCTGAACCATCTGAACTACCACCCGATTTATCATTTTTCTGTGCTGGCACCTCATCAAGTTTATGCCGTATACCATCACCGAACAAATCTTTCATAGCTCCAACCGGGTCTTCCTCAAATCGTTTACCTGCGTCATAAGCACCCGCTGAATCGATTCTGCCTGTTTTTATATGTGACATGGGATTAAATCCTGATATAGCTTTTCTGCTTAAAGTTAAACCACTAGCAGATACTGAGCTTATCTCTATACCTGGGATTTTATTCATTAACGCAATAATACCATTTATTGCTTCTGCTACCAATTCTACAACGCCGTTCCAAATATCAGCGAATAGATTGTATATAGCAGCTAACGGGTCCTGAAATACACTACCTAGAAAATTAGCAAAATCAATAAATCTATTTATGACAAATTCCACTAAAGCCGAAATCGCGTTGAATAGCCAAGCAAACACTGTAAATATAATACCTGTTGCTGATATGCTAGTGCCCGCAAATCTGTTTACGGCGGCAATAACGACGTAAAAGACAGCTATAAGCAAAACTATTAAGCCAATTATCCAAGTAAGCGGACATGCAGCTAAGGCTGCGTTTAAACCATTCTGTGCTAATATCAAACCTATTATAGCAGCAGTTTCCATAAAGGACGCAACCGCATGAGCTATTGCACCTCCTACCGCCATAGCTGATGACGCTAACCATGCCACCCCTAAAGCCATAACCGCAACACCCAGCCCCATTAATACCGGAAATATATAATCCATGTTTTGTGATATTACCTCAACAAACCATTGCGCTGTATTTGCTGCTTCACTAAAACCACTGATTATACCTTCTACAAATTGTGCGGTAGTAGGTGATTCTGCTATATACTGAATATTATTCATTACCCAGTCAAGGGCTCCGGCCAATGCGACAACACCATTGACCGCGGCATCACTAATTATGCGGACTACTTGGCTATTTGCTAAATCATTAACTTTTTTATAAACCCCGCTCATTGCATAATCAATTTTTGTCATGCCAATCTGCCAAATATCACTCCATTTAAGCGGTATTCCTTCAAACATGGCATTAATGGTGTCCATGTTATCAAGTATAGCATTTTTTAATATTTCGGCAGTGATAAGGCCATCACTTGACATTTGTTTTAATGCACCCGTCGTAACATGTAAAGACTTAGCTACCATTTGTTCAATCATTGGTGCTGCTTCGGCTATTGACCTGAACTCATCACCTTGCAATTTGCCACTGCCTAATGCCTGCGTTAACTGTAGCAAAGCGTCAGCTTGTTGCTGTACACCTGTTCCACCAATAGCGAAAAGCTTTTGTATACCTTCCATGAAAGGCACTACCTGTTGCGGGTCAGGAAACGCCTCTTTAGCTGTCATAGCAATTTTACCAACTGCATCCGCCATTTGTGTATAAGAACCTCTAGCTCTTATAGCTGATTGGAAAATAGCTTCATTCATGGCTTCAACATCACTGCCAGCACCTACAATGAGTCTTAACCTTGCTTGCATACCTGAATAAGCGTCTGAAGCTGACATAAGTTTGCTAGGAAGACTGGATATTTCCGCTGCTACTTTTGAAATAGCTCCGGCAGCAAGATTAGCCATAGTCATTTGACCAAAGGTACTGCCGGCTAATCCTTTAAGTTTACGGAAGGCTCCGGATGTGTTATTAGTGCTATTAGTTAAGCCCGCCAATGCGTCATTTGCGGGACCTGGTGACACATGACCAAATAAGTCAGAGAACTTCTGTTTGATACTTGCAGCAGTCTCACCAGCTTTAGCTTTTATACTTTCAAACATACTGACAACTTTAGGTGCAGAGTTTTGCGCCGCTATACCCAATTGTATGAACGGGTCTGCATAGGCTAATCCTATCCGTTTACCTAGTGTTAACACGGGTTGCATTGATGCAGTAACTGATTTTCCCACTGGACCAAGCTCTCGTTTTGCCACTATACCTAATTGTATAAAAGGGTCTGCATAAGCTAAACCCATTCGTTTTCCTAATGCCAGTAATGGTTGCATTGACGCGGTAACAGATCTCCCCACTGACTGTCCTTTGGTTGCTACTTTATCAAGTTCTCGTCCTGCTATTGTGCCCAATTGTATGAACGGATCAGCATAGGCCATTCCTATTCGTTTTCCGATATTCATTATAGGCGCTATACTATTTTGAATAGCTTTAGTATTTATGTTAATACTTTTGCCCTGCATATTATCAACAATTCGTTCTACACCGGAAACAGATTGTTCTAACTGGTCAAAAACTTTCCTGCTGTTGGCTATCGAGCTAAAGCCTTTTTGCGTAGCATTGACGCTCTGCGTAATTTTGTTGAGCGCTGGTGACACGCCATCGACTAGTTCAATTCTGTTTTGTAATGTAGCCACTGTATCACCTCCGAGCCTTTGATTTCATTTTTTCGGCTTCTTTTTTATCGGCTTTAGCTTTTACGTCTATAGCAGCCCATATAAAAGCTTGTTCTTCCTCCGACAAACTCATTATCTCACTTGGCAGTTTGTGTAGCTTTATAAGACAGTAATACAGGACACCCGCCCATGCATCACTGCCATTAATTAGTTTTTTGCGGTACTGATTTTTTCTGCCATACCCATCTGATAGCCGGACACTTCTGATACGGCGCTTACAAGGTCTGTATACTCGCCAGGTGTCAGCATAGCTTTAACCGTGAGTGCCGCACCTATAGTACCATAAGACGCCTGTAAATCTGCGTCGTTAAGGTTTGGGAATATTACCGCCGCACAAACCATTTCCGTTGCTAGTGCTATTTGGTCGGTAGTAGTTTTATATTCGCGGGTACTTTTGTTAAACTCTTTTTTCTTGCACCGGCGCTCCATTGCTTCGATCTCATCATTACCAAGAACTCGCAGCTTCCACGGTATCGGATTACCCTGCTCATCTACAAAACGTTCTGACGCTACATATTCCTTCTCTTTAATAGCGATAGCGTTACCTTTTAAAAATGCTTTCATGTTAAGCTCTGCCATGTTAAAATCCTCCATAATTAAAAACAGCGGACAGGCTGTTACGACACTAAAAAAAACCTATCCGCTACTATTCTACTTCTTAGCTAACAAGAACACCGTCAAGCTCATCAAAGCTCTGCGGCATTTCAAAATCCTCAAACGAGAAGTCCATATCCTGCTCAAGCCAATCGCCGTCCGCGTCAAATGCGGCAATGATGGCGCTGTCCATATTGCAGTTTTTAAGAATCAAAGTCTGAGAACCGCTAGCCGACGTTGCATCTTTGTTTACTACCTGCATATCAAAATAAATATCTTCACCGGTATCTTTATACTTCTGCATCAGCTTGGTAAACATCGACGTGACACTATAGATTGTCATAGAACCGGAGCCTTCCCAGCCGTTTGACTTGTGACCTACACCTGTCTGACCTAAAATCGGGACTTCTTTTTTGTTCTTTTTGACCGTTGCTTTCAAGTTTTTTGCCATCATCAGCAAATAACGGTTATTTTCAATGGTGGCAAAACAGTACGCAAGACGGGCGGCGTTTACATCACGGGCCCGCATTGTCTGAATTAAATCTGGCATAAATTTTCACCCCTTACTCAATTAAAATTTGGGCATATAATTTTTCCATGCAACACGTTGGTTGTACCGCATGTTCCGTTACTACGGCGGTTTTCTCAGTACCTTGCGTTGGTATAGGAATGTCGCTGGAACTGAAATTCTGTATAGCCCGTACACGTTGTAACTCCTGATAGTAAGCTACTATGTCACCCCACAATGCAATTCTTCCGTCCTCGTCGTTCTGCTCTTTACCAAGATAAGTCTTATTGAAAAGACGGGCAATGTCGATCGCTATCTGGTCAAGTACCCGCATAACCTGATTCTTAGCAAAGTCAGCACTTTTTGCCTTACTAAAGCTTGTAAAAGTATTAATGTCGGTAAGCACATTGATGTTGCCTGTAACATCACCAGCGGTAGGGTCAGTGACACGGTGGAACACAAACTCACCGTTATTGATAGCTTTTTTCAGTTCTGTTTGGCTGTAATCACTTCTTACCTTGAACTCACCGTCATAAGTTTTATTCGTGCAGGACGCATTTACCGCGCAACTTGCTTCAGCACCAACTACCCAGTAAACGAGGCTGGCAGGACTTGCACCACTGTCCTGTACCGGATTTTTAATGCTAATAACACCTTCATAGTCAGTGCCAGCAGCTTCGTACAATACCAGCTGAAACTTCATACCTACGTCATCGCGCAAACGCTTAACAAAGGATATGTACAGATCCTTAATCGTTTTCTCAGTTGTTACTACACCAAGCGTATTGATGTAATACGGTTCAATAGCAGCTAAAAAGTTTTGGTGTTGCAGTGCTGTAATCGTGTCACCGTTAGTACCACCGGTGAATACATCCCCGGCATTAGCAGTTAAAGCGTCACCGGTTTTAGTAAACACCACGTAGTCATTATCAACGAGGTCGGCTTTTTTAGCTACTGTCTGTTCATCTACCAGTGTTTTAACCCCGTCGACGTTAATATATGTTGACACGTCAAACTTGCTAGTCTCATCGACGTTGGCAGCTACGACAACGGTTATATCGTTGCCACGTTCACCACCGTATTTAGCTGTTCCTGTTGTTCCTTGTGCTTTCACCGCATTATTTGACATACGATAAAAATAGCCCGTTTTAAGGTTTTTAAACAGGTCCCGCAAGCCTTTTAATTTATCGTCAGCATAATCATAGCCGAAATACTTCAAAGAGTTTTTCTGAAAGTCCTCTGCTTCTACGGCAAAAATCGTATTTTCCGGGCCCCAGTCAAGTTCCAAAGGCATTGCACCATACCCACGGTCTGCCACACTTGCAGCAGCACTTACTTGACTTTTGAAGTTGATGTAAGCACCAGGCAATACCTTGTTTTGAAATATCCAGGTTCCACCACCTAAAGCCATATTCTAACCTCCTTATTTATTAACAATTTCTTTAATTGGTTTAGCTAAAAAGTCATTAGCTATTTTTAACACTTCTTCAAGAGTGTAATTTTTGTCATCGTCTAAAACCACATTCAACACATCATGATGATTGCTAAATTTATCCGATTTTAAAATTTGAGACTTTGAATAGACAGCGCTATCTTTTTTAGCTGTCACCTTGGTATCTGTTTTTTCGTCAGCCATTATTCCACCCCTTTTATTTTGTAGTTCTGTATCAACTGTTGCATTAATGGTGATTTTGCTAATTCCTTGAAAATCATTACCTTGTAAGTAATGAAAAAGTGCAGGACATTATCCTGTACCTCAAAATGCGTGTCAATGCCTCTTAGTAAATTTTTAAGTACCGTTATATACTCGAGCTGAAAAAGCAGTTTGTACGCAACGTCATGTAGTTCTATGGCATTATCCTCATCAGGGTTATGCGGATAGTATATTACATCAAAATCCATTACCAGCTCATAGCGGTTCCATAGCTTAGGTTCAAGCCTACTGTCCACTAGGTTAATAAAAAAGCAGGGGGCTTCAAAACCTTGCGGCAGGCTGTCAAAGTATACAATCGGATTGTCAAAGCTCTTTTCGAGTTCTGCTGCTATTCCTGTATATACATCATTAACCATCAAAAGCCCCCTTTAGATACTTTTCTATTTTCTTTTGAACTATTGCCGGCGCCTGATCCCGCAATTCATTTTCACTTATTTTCAACATGTACTGTCCTTCGACAAATGACTTTTTTAATTGCTTGCCTAAAGCTGGAACAAAACGTCCTGGTGTCTGTCTGTGGCCATATTCAACGTAGCTCGCATAATGTACGGGATTAACGATGTTGATAAAAAAGCTGTTACCATTATGCTCGACCTGCACACCGTTAAGATAAACTACTATATCCGGCACGTTACCACTTTTAGCTTCTCCCTCTGATTTAGCTGTCCATCCCCGTCTAAGCGTACCACCAACATATCCTTTCCAGTACTTATCCTTAATTTCCTTGGATATGTCATTAGGTGGTACTCCTACTGGTGTCCGCTTAATGACTTTCCTCAGTAATCGGGTGGCTAACTCTTTTATACAAGCTTCAAACATTTTTTGTCTGTTAGTACCAAGATTTTTACATGCTTTAGCTAAATCATCTAGCCCCGTTAAGTCAATCCGTATATCAGCCATAGTTACGCCTCTTTATCAGTAAGAGTTAAACCTATCTCCTGGTGAGTGGGATATACAACGGGAGCCCCGCTTGCTTCAAACTTTGTAGTTCGTCCTGCCTGTGTTACTTCAACTATGCTGCCAGGCTTAACGAGTATATCCGGAGATATAAACAACGTTATATTCTGGTCCATAGCTGCTACAGTGGCAGTATTTTTTGCTGCCAGTGACGTTGAATATGACAGGTGACACGTGACACCCTCACATATAACATTTTTTACAGGTTTAGTACGATGCGTAGCAGGGTCATAGACATTACTAAATTCAGTAATAGTACAGGTTCCTTCATGAAGCTTTTCTAAGTATTTACGAGCTAATTTGCGTATACTATCTAACTTCACCATGCTATCCTCCGGTACTTGTTAAGCTGGTACTGGTAATTTTTTAAAAGCGACGATGTGTATGTACTGTCAAAGTTACTGCTATTAAAGCTGACTTTGGTGTCGCCTTCCTCAATAGATGAGACTCGGTTATCCATTTCGCTTTTACCTACCTGCTCATTGCGGTAAGTATCGATAGCCATTCTATAAGCTGTATACTCAAGCCCTGCGGGTAATGTTTTTAGGTTGCAGTAGTTAAGGATTGTCTCTTTGACATTATCGAGCAAGAAATTTAAAGCAAAGTCCTGCTCTTTGTCATCAAGTGCAATCCCTAACAGTGGTTTTAACTTTAAAACTTCCAGCTCCATAATTTACCCCCTGTCAGGCTGTTAGTTTAACAGTGCCAATAAACAAGCCGTCCGGATTCGGGATGATAGGAATGAATACACCCGATGATTTAGTCCAAACTGCTACTGGATCCGGTTCTTGCCACATAACTGTTGTAATGTACTGTGATGCGGATTTAGACGTCCAAGGCCCCTGTGCTTTTTCTTCGGGAGTTGCTCCCCATAAGCCACGGCCAAACGAACCGTCTGCCATCGGGGATATAGCTACGAGTTTATCTTCATCAAAGTAACGTTTAGTGCTCAGTACACCTTTTTTACCCTCGTAGCGGTAGTACTCGTCATGAGTGGTAATAGTGACACCGAACATATCCTTAAACAGCTGTGTTAACAAAGTATTGCTGACATACGTGCCTTTTCCAAGTGCCGAATAAATCGACGTTTGGATGCCCTCGTTTTTACGCAAAAGGCTGATAACTTTGGTTGACGTTACAAGCTGCGTGATACGCTGGCCATTCAGACGCGCTTTATCCATCAGGTTCTGTACATCCCCTAAAATGTCGGCTTTAGGATCAGCCCAGTTAAAGTTGATTTTGTTGCCAGCTGGTACCTGGTAATCGACGTTAAATTTAGCGCCGTTCTCGTCTACCGTGATTTTACCGGTACAGAGTGCTTCCATTTTCATAACTTCGGTACGGGTTTTAACAGATTCGCTAAGACGTGCTACATCATCAAAAATATATTTGACAATGCTGTTCTGCTCGGCGCCGTTATCAAGCCAATACTGAACGCGCTCAGTTTGATTAATTTTCTCTTTAATTAGCATTTTCTCGAGCTGTACTTTTTCCATCGTAGGACGCTGGCCAATATGTGCCTCAGAATCAAAACCATGTACCTGTGCCATAGTTGGTAGCATACGCTGGTCGGAAAGACGGTAAAACTCAGCTTTTAAGTTCTGTGTTTTCATATCCGGAAAAAGCGTGTCACCTAAATAGTTTCTAGTAACCTTAAAATTCTGTGAAAAATCCAGCAGGTCTTTTGTTTCAACCAGTTTCATAATATCCATAATATACATTCCTCCCTTTATGCCCGTACTACTGCTACGGATTCGGTAAATACAAATCCTTTAGCTTCTAATGCAGTTTTGGCAGCTGTATCAATCTCTACCGGCAAATTATCTGCTATAACGCGTCCCGCTACCATTAAACTACCCTCATGGTCACCTGTAGTAACTTCTACATCTTCAAATAAAATGCCCGTAGCCTGCGCATCGTTAGATGGGAAAACCGTACCTGCTGGTACCAGTTTATTTCCCCACTCATCTGCCGTACCCATAGTGTCCGGTACTGTACAAGTTTTAAGCACCAGTCCTACCGACGAATCAAGAAAATTAATCTTTTTGTCGGTCTCGTATTTTGCAATTCTCGACATAATTTCATCCTCCTGTCAATTTATATATTAGCAAGGTTTTTAGCCTTTACTTACTGTCACCTGCCGATGTATTAACCGCATTATATTCCTGTGCAAACCTCATGCCTAAAGACATGCCATCAGTGTCATTATCGTCACCGTTAGATCCTGCGCCCTGTCTAACTCCAGCTTTAGGTTTACCCCCCGGCAGGTCAAACAGGAATTTAGAATCATCTGCTCCCTGTAATTGTTTAAGTTGCTTGTCTAAACCCTTGAGCTCTCCCTTTTCTTCGTCAAAATCAAGCGCATCTACATCAAGCAAGGCTTTTACTGCTTTAGCATTTTTGGCCTTAGCACCTGCTATAGCATTATCTATCACCTGATTAATCCGGATAGCATTCAGCTTATTCTGGTAGTCGGTTTTCGCCTTTTTATTTGCTTCCTGCAATTCTTTTATAGTGTCATTTAGCTTGTTAGTGTCACTTATATTCTTTTGTAGGGTTTTAATCTGCTTGTCATACTCTTTGGCTTGCAACTCCAATGTAGTTTTAGCCTGCTCTGCTAAGTCTAATTTATCCTTTGATACAAAACCTGCTAACTCTTTTTTGCTGGCTTCTGCGCAAGCCTTAGCCTGTTCTTCGGTCAATCCTAATTTGATAAAATCTTCTTTAGTCATTTAATATTTCCCCTCTTAAATAATTTAAGTATAAAAATAGCACCTACCTAATGTAAGTGCTTAATAAAAACATATTAACTTTTATTTTAGAAAACTTGCTGCCTCTTTTAACGCTTTATAGGCACGCTTCATATTTGAATTATTTTCTAAATAATCAAGTCCTTTTATAGTTATGTTTGCATTATCGATGTTCACTTCATGTACAAAAGGTGTTTTAAGCTCTTTAACCCCTTTTATATAACCTTCATCCTGCAACATCAGTAGAAGCATTACTCTGCGTTTATCACTGATATTCAGGTATCTAGCTGATACTTTTTCTTTGTCTAGTGGTCCATCTAATGCAGCTTCAAAAGTAGCAAGTATAGCATAAATCACTTTGAAATATTCCATCATCCAGTCCCCTATTATAATTCTAGCAGCCGTTTTATTTTTTCAGGTGATTCGTTAATTCCAAATGTCCAGGTACCGCCTAGCTCTATGTCAACAGGTTGCAGATCATAAAAATTCAACCGTTCAAATACACCATCTTTGCGCTGTACTTCTGTTGACAGTACAAACCCGCTGACAGCACATAAATACTTATCATCAATGCGCCGTGTGAAATCCATATCATCACATAATATCAGCGCTGCCTGATACTGCTTAACTCTACATGAACACCCTAAAATTGGAACAGGTGACGACATTTCATATATCTCTATTCTAGGTGTGCAATCAGCTAGCTTTATTCGTCTTGAATCTATTGTGCTATACAATTCCCCGTTTTCACATGGAAGGGTTAATAGTAGATGCTTTTCCATAGTTCCCGTTTTCCTCTTCTAAAACCAAGCCATCATTTTCACTTTAGGATAGTTGTTTCTTTTAAAAAACTCCCTCATAGCGGTAAAAGCGAATCCCCTATACATACTATTTTCACCACCATATTCACCCTTCACAGGAGTATTTTCCTTTATTCGCCCTGTATTTGTGTTAACTGAAATTACCCCGTAATTGTTTTTATTTTCAGGGTAATACTTATATACTGCTACATCATTCTTTATATGTTCTAAACGTACTACTAGCAATTTTAGCCCTCCCCTGTAAAACTCCTGGATAATCAAAATGTTTAATTGCGTAATTATGAGCTTGTTCGTAAGTTAAGTTATAACGTTTTTCTACGGCCCGTTCTAAATACTCATGACGCAATAACACAATGTCAATAGATTTGTAATCTCCCTCTTTTAAACGTTGAAACGATAAAGCCATTTCATAAGATGGGTAAAATGTTGCTACACCGTCTGATAATAAGTGCTCATTTACAAACACATGATCAAATACACTGGCTATCAGCTTTTTTCTTAATCCTGTATTAGCTGCTATTTTATCAACAAATACGTCTTTACCGTTATTTATTATCCTAGTGTATTCACGTTCTGCATGGGCGTCTCTTTTTAACCTATCAGGGTCATTTGTATTATTTAGAGCCCCACTTTGTTTATTATTAATTATAACATCGTTATCCGCTTTTTGTCTATCGCCAACAAACCTTTGTTCCCATTCCTTATACGTTATGTCACCTGGTATCGTATAAGTTTTACCGTCTTTGCCACGAGCTACCCGTTCCGCGTCCTCAGCATCGTCGAAATAAGGTGCTGTACAGGACCGGCAATGACAATGTAACGGTGGTGCCGTTATACCTGGCTTCATATCACTGACTTTGAACACCTTACCATCCATGTGACGACAAATATCACTGGTACGGCTATCAAGAGTCGCTATAAACTCATACTGTTCAACGTCCAGTTCCCTAAAACAATCCTGCTGCGCTTTAGTAGCGAAAAATGCACTCTCGGTCATTACTAAGCGACCGGCAGCACCTTTAGAAACGTTCATACGTCTAGCTATGTTGTTTGTAGCACGTCTGTAATCGTCGCCCCTAATAACGGCTTGCGTCATTTCCTGATTAAGTACGGCAGCAAGTTTATTTTTATGTTCCCATACCCTGTCACTGAAATTTTTGCCGTCAGCTGCCCACGGTTTAGCTATAAGCGTATCAAGCTTATTTGTATCAACCTGATTAAATGAGTGACCTATACCGAATCCATGTTGAATAATAAATGCTGTTTCATAATAACTGTCGGTGTAACGGCTACGCATGGCAGCGTCTAACGTATCCAGCTGATTATTAAACAAAATCTCTAAATTCTGTTGCAGCTGCAATAAAATAGCCTCTAGCCGTGACACATGAACACGAATAGAGGCATTATTTAATTTTCGTTGCCAGCTTTCAGATAGATCTTGTTCTCTAGCTTTCGCTATATACTGGTCAATAGTTAGCCTAAACTCAGTTAAGTCCTTACCTTGTAGCATTTTTTTAGCTTCAGTAAAGGTGACATTGTTTTCCTGCATAAACTTTTGAAACCATGCAGCAAGAACGGTATCTATTTCATTCATAGCCTGTAAATACTGTTTTTCAATATCACCATAGGTAGCTAGGCCCTGCTGGTGAACTGCTGCTTCTAAGGCTTCAAACCGCTTTTCCCAGTATTCACGATTTGGTATCTGCATTACTATTCTCACCCACCATCTGGTAAGTTAACATCTGTTGCATTTGTTCTTGTTGTTCCTGTTTCAGTCGTTCCTGCTCCGCTTGTATGTCAGTTACAAAGGGATGATGCGCAAGTAGTGTCTCCTGCGATACAAGCCCCTGACTTTGCTGTATCTCACTAATAATTTCAGCATCATTTACTATCATGTTACGATTAAATGTCACCGTTACTTCTTCATTGGTGAAATCACCGGCTTCCGCCATTTGCAAGTAAATGTCAACAAAATAAAACAGCTGGTCAAATGCTGCCTGGTACTGCTGTTCAATCATATCTGTATCAAGGTCTATGTCTGAATACATCGACCGCAGGTTCATTTCGTTAGGGTCCTTATCTACCCTATCGTCTTTAGCGTCAAAACCGCGACCGTTTTCAATTAATGCCTTTTTAGTATTTTTTAAATACTCCGTATAGCTAGCAACATCCCTGTCAAGCCTTAGTACCTCGACGCCGCCATCATCACGAACTTTTACTGCGCCATACTGCATAAGCTGGCGTTTAAATTCGCTTAAATTTTCACCACCGTAATTCCTAAGCACCAGTATGTTATCCATGACACTTTCGCTCATGCTGTGGTTCCAATTGTTACGCATTTTATTCAGATTATCCTGTAACCCTTTTATACGGCGTATAAGCGGTATCTCATCGGTATTATACTTAAAAGCGACTAGCGGCACTTTACCCCAGGTGAAAGCATTTCCCTGCTTGTCGACGCCGTAAGTATTGTCCAGTTCTTCGGTATTAGGTGTCAATGTACCATTATTAAGTATGAAACGGCCTACTTTATCCGGATAATATACGTCCGCATGTTGGATGTATGTTTTGGTTCTGCCAACGTATTGTACAGTTAAATAGAACCTCACTGCCATGTCTAGCTCGGTATGCTCATCATTTTTCCAAAATGGCATTATCTCATGGGCGGGGAACATCTTAAATTGCAGTTCCCCGTTTTCATTGAAGTATGGCATAAGCCATGCTAATCCCTCATTTAAGGCTCCCGTTGTCACCCGCTGTATAGTCCGCAAAAATGCTTTATCAAAAACTTGTTGCAGATATGCGCTGTAACTGTCATTATTAGCCTGCATAGTCAGCGGTTTACCAACCATGTAATTAACCTTTTGGTCAACTAGGTTAGCATACTGATTATCAAGCGTCCTAGGCGATTCGTCTGTCACATAAGTGGGGCAGCCATCTGCGTCACGCCCCCATAGTTTTTGCTTTATGTCTGGTCCTACTGTATAGCGATAATAACTTAAGCCATCTAGCATTTCCTTACGACGTTTGCCGTCTTTCCAGTCTGCCAGCTCTAACGCGATGAAGTCAATGTCACTTAAATTTTTACCTGCTTCTTCTCTGATAAGTGCCTCAGCGTCATCCGGTTCTAGTCCAAATTGTGCTAATACTCCGTCAAACATTCACTTCACCTCACTTAAAGCTAAACACATCATCAAGCATATTGTATTCATTTCCATAGCGAACCGCGTCTATGTGGTGATTGTTCTTATCTGGAAAGCGGCTTATGAAGTTACCTTCTTTATCCTGCTGGTACTCGTACCCCACAAACTCACGAAAAGTTTTCGGGCAGCGCTCTTTATCGATAATTATTTTTCGCCGGTCCTGTAGCCACTTTATACCGTGTTCAACACTGTCAGGACCTTTACGGCAGCCTTTTATATTCACACCCCGTTTTTCAAATTCACGAATAGTACGAGGCTCAGCGCTATCAGCGATGACTAATCTGTGTTTAGCTAACTCTTTAACTGCTTTAGCTGCGGGGTCAGTTTCAAAACCTACTTTGTCTATCTCACCAAAGATATATAGTATCTCATGTTTCCGGTCATAGTGCATACTATTAAATGCTAACGGATCTACGGCAAAACCAAAATCCAAGCCATAGCATAAGTGGTCAAACTGTTCTATCATCTGGTCACTTATACGCATGTCTTCAACATTACTGAATACGTCACCGCCGGTACCCGTTACTTCACCTAAATACTCATGACGATAGGACATCTCATTTTTTCTTCTTAATATTTCAGCATCAATAAAAAACCGCTCTCCCAGCCATGATTTAGGTACACCCAAATATGTTGAGTGATGCACTATACGCCCCGGCACATCGTTTAATTTTTCCGCGTTCACCCAATTATTTTGACTTTTGGGCGGATTGAATGAACAGAATTCCCAGTAAATAGGGCCGCCACGCAATAGTGATTGATTTAAGCTACGGATTTCTTCCATTCCCCCGAACTGATCTAATTCTTCACACCAGCAAATACCAATATAGCCAAATGGCAGTTTGATAGATTTGATTTTCTGCGGGTCATCCACACCCATAAAAAGGATTTTCTGCCCCGTCTTCTTGTATGTGATTTCATGCGGCGAAGTCTTGAACTTGAATTTGCTGGTCAGCCCCAGCCGGTCGATAGCCCATTGCATCTGCGTGTATACGCTGTTTTTGATAGTGTTACCGACTTTGCGCAATACTACCGCATGACAGTCCGGATTTTTCAGCAGCAACAAAACAATCTCAATACTGATATGGGATGATTTTGTAGAGCCGCGTCCGCCTTCCTCCCAATAGTACGTATGCCTGTGTTTTTTTATGTCGCGGTGAATATCATAGAAGTGAGGGGCTATAATGTCACTAAGTTTTATTTCAGTTTTTATCCGGCTCACTCCCTCCTATATCGTCAATGATTTTTACATCATCGCCCTCTGTGCCTTTGCCCTGCTCCATTGCCAGCAATTCAGTTTCGAGGCGTTTTATTCTCGCTTTTTGCTCGGCTTTGTCAAGTTTGCCTGGGAACCGCTTCAAGAGATTTTCGGCGGCTTTTATACGGTCTCTGGAAGATATCCGCGTTTCAATTATGCGGGCATTGCTTATCCCATCGCCTGCACCTTCTACAACAACATTATCATCTGTGAGTTCGCCGCGTAGTGCCGATGTGAGAAACTCCATAACCTCGGTTATATCAGCCGTGCGTTTAGAGCGAATTTCAACCTGCCGTGCTTCAATAGCGGCTTTAATGTATGGTTTTGTGAGGTTCTCGGCTCCTACGGCTCTAGCTGTTTTTTCGCTATAGCCTGCCCTTTTGGCCGCCTCGCTAGCATTGCCTGTTTCAATGTAGGCATCTATAAAGGCTTCCTGTTTTGGTGTTAATCCGTTTCTTTTCACATCGTGCACCGCCCTCCTTTATTTTCTGCTGTTGTGTATATTTTTAGATGAATATATCCTCCGGGATATAGTGCCCTATTTCTAGGGCTTTGCTTTGTATAAACCATCCTAAATTTTAGCGTAGCACAAAAGCCGTACTACTAGTTAAAGTAATACGGCTTTTATGCTACGCTAAAAGAACTAAACTAAGGAAACAATTATTAGGAAGTAATCCCAAAGAGTATGTTCAACCCTCAACCTCGGGACATTATCATTATAGCACCCAATTTAGGGAAAATCCTGCCAATAAACTGACAAAAAAACGACAAAAAAACGACATTCAGTGTGTAGTGCCTATGAAAAACACGTCCTGCTCCGCATAATCGTGAAAAAGCATTATAGCCAGGCTTCTAGTTGCCTCATTAGCTTTACGCTGACAGGACCTTTCGCTCAGTCCTAGCTCCTCCCCGATCTCAGCATAGGTATAGTGCTCTATATAATGTTTTTTCAGTATTTTTTGCTCGTCATCCGGTAACCTGCCTAACGAGCTTTCCATTTTTTCTAAATGAGTTTGCAAGCGCCTACGGTTCACCTGTAGTGCTTTTACTTCCTGCTCCTGTAATGCTCGTACATGTGCCTGCTGTTCTGTACCGTTGAGATCTGATACCCCTGAACTCGTACTAGGGCGGTAATCAACAGCACGTACTGAAACATCCGCTAGCTCATGATTAAGGTCCTGCATATCAAGCTCAATATTCTTAACTGCCTGCTGCCGGTAAGAGTAATTTTTTAAATAGTCCTTAGTTAACTTAATACAATCATTACTACGAAACATTATACATCCTCCATTCTAAATCGGGTACCGTTATCACGAATACTGTTACTATGGTTTATGTGTCTCTGCATCTGCTGACGCATATTTTCATCGAACTGCATTTTATCCATAAAGCTGGTGACAGCCGTTATTAAATCGGTACATTCTTCCATAAGCTTTATATACAAGTCTGCTGCCTGCTTGGTGTCCGTGCAGCGCCTTAGCTTTAAATAAGCTTCGTTTATTTCGCCGTATTCTTCACCCACTTTTAAGAGTTGATCTACTTCGGTCCAATCTGCGTATTTAGGGCCATTGCATGGCTTTGGTAACACTTTATCGGCCATTAGTATTCGCCTCCGATTGTCGTAGTCACGGTGACTCCGGTTTTAGGATCTCGAAGTGTCACCGGAGTTTTATCTATCTTGAATCCTGTTAATTTGATATCAGCACTTATCATCTTTACTAGCTGTGCCGCCCTTTTATGTACCTTTCGCATAATGTTTTTTTCAGCTTCAAATGGTGTCACGTCTTTAACATGACTGCGATTAAACTTATCCATTATTTTTCTCCATATTCTTTAATTCTGGCCTTTATCGCCGTTATCATCGTTTCCTGCGTCACCTTTTTACCTTGCAATGCCTTAATGACGTCTTCGTCAATAGTGCCCTGTGCTACCAAGTGATGAATTTAGTCATCTTTTTCAATTCTCCCTATTCCAAGTTCATTTAATCCCTGCTCTCTCGCCCATTCAAGCCAGCACTCATGACAATTGCCATCAAAACCACATTCTAATGGAATATTATTCGGTGGACACTCACCACTATGCCCCGCAACGGTTATTAATGTATTTATCATGTACTTTTTACTCATTCTAGCTCCTTCCTTATGATTTATTTTTCCATAATTTACCTCACTTAATTAAGTTATCCCAAATCAACTTAAGTCCCGTGACTATTCCCGAACACGCCTTATACCCCTATAACCAAAGTTAGGGGTTTTACGACGTTTTTGATAATGGATAATCATAGCACTACTCCATACTCAATGTATAAAATACCAGTTCCTGAATTGCTTCTTAAGGTCGTCTGTGTCTTTAAACAGCTTGGATGCCCACCAAACCACCTCATCCGGCGCTCTATCCTTATATACTTCCTCGTTGGGATAACAGCCATATGTGGGCTGCAGGCTCAGGTTTTTATGCTCTTTTATTGAACGAATAAGCCTGCGCGTAATAAAACCCACCTTGTCCCCGATGCAGGAGCCTCCTTCATTAGGTTCGATTTTGTACCGCAAAAAATGCTGTAGCAAGCCGTTATAGATGCTCTGCACGACAAACTTGTCTTTTGCTTCTACATGATTTTTAGCAAAGAAGGGTGCCGCCGGCGCTTCTACAAAATCTGAAATCAATAGCTCCATGTGTGTACGATAGTAATCATCATCTTGTCTTTCATCATCATAAAATTCATTGTAGTATGCCGTTAATGCTTCTGCGACGGAAGCAATTCTATCTTCACTTTCTTTTTCAAAGCTGGCAAACAAGCCATGGATAATATTATCAACGCCTCGTAAAATTTTATCTTGCTCTTCGAGAGAGTGTGTTTTTCTCATAGTGTCAACTCCTCACAAATCAATAGCTTTCTTCTTTATAGTGGGCAGGTAAAACTGCCCAAGCATTAACGTGATTAAGCGGAATAAAATCACGAAAACGGTAACGATACCAGCGACCGCCATCTTCAAATTCTGCATAAGATATTTTGCCATCTGGATGCTCAATCCGCTTTGTCCAGTCGGTAGTTTGAAGAAAACCATAAAGAACTTGTCCGCACTTGAGCGAAATCATAACATCTTTTTCTGACGGTGGAAGCTTATCTTCTGTAGAGATCCACTCAAACCCCAAGGCTTTGTTGTAAATCTCACCAAAATGATTTGCTATTAGCTCATCCAGCTCTGAGCTTAACCGCAACCCTTTACTGATGTTTTTTTCTAAATATTCCTTTTTATCAAAATCAGGGTTTGCGCATTTCTGCAATCGTAAATTAGCTCTATCAAAATTACAAATGCATCTTCTAATATCGCAGACTAACGATATAATACGTTTCTCATAATTTTTTGAATCTGTTTCCATAATTCTCACCTACTTACACATCGATATAGTGAACTCATTTATGAACTCATATAGATCCATTTTTTGCAGTGTCTGAAACTCTACATCTTCATAAAGGACTAAATGGGATTCGTCATTCAAACTAACAATCATTGCTTTTGTATAATATCCTTGCCCATCATTTCTGATAAACACACAATCTTGATGATTTTCAGCGAAATGTTTCAACTTAGTAAAAGTAATTTCGTCATAGGCTTTTAAAAAATTATCTAATGCTTTACCTCTATCATCTGTTGCAAATTTTTGTATATCTAAAAAATCTTTTTGTTTTTCTGTGAATCCTTTTTGCTCATTCGCTTGGATATATTTTTCTAGTTTAGCTATATTTTCTTCTCTTTTTTGTTTATTGAAGATAGCTTTTAAATCATTGCTCATTTTACCTATATTAGTCCTCTCTTGCTGCTCCAACTCATTTCATATTCTGTATTAGCTTCCACATAAAATACAATACCAAATAAAATGCGGCAATACATGCCAGCTCTAAATTAATTTTTAATATTTCTTCAATCATTTTTCAGCCTCCACTTTTCCCGCTCTCTCAATCTCCCATCAAAAAAAGCATGTAGATAATTTATTTTTTCTTCGATTCTTGCTAATATTTCAGGCTCGTTTCCAACTTTTCTTAAAGAATTTCTTAGCCCATAAAGTTCTGCAAGAGAAAAACGCATTGAAAATTTTTTACTCATTCTAGTCCCTTCCGTAGCTGCTACTTTTAGCTGCTACTTTTCTTCGTGCTGTTCATTTAACCAATTTTTCCACATCCTTATTTCTGTGGAACTTCGTTCATCATCACTCCAGCAACGTATGCTTTCATCCAAAATATCGTTAGAAGCCATAGTCATATCGTTTATAATAAACGATACCAGCTCGTCTTGCGATAGCGTTTTTATATATTCATAGTTAGTCATTATCCAATCACCTCTACATCTCCATATCGTTTTTTAAAAGAACACAGCGTCATTCCGATATACTGCCCCAAAAAAGGAAGTCCATAAGTCATCGGCAGTTTGACTTTAATTTCTGTCTGCAACTGAAAGTAGTCTTTATAATGCTTTTTAAAATATTCCGTTGCAGAGACTTTATCTTTATGTTCAACAAAATCATAAATTTTATCAGACATTACATCATGATAAAACGTTACCCATTTCATGAAAATTATCCCCTTTATTAGTTGTTACACAAAAAGTAATCCCACGCAAAAAGTATTATACGAGCAACTGCCATTAGTGCAACAATTGGTATCCAAATAGGGCAGAATATAATTGCACCTAAAACCCCGATTGTATCTATGATTTTTTCAGCAGTTAGCTTATTCATTATCTACCTCATTTCCGTTACTCTCCCTTTCCTTGCAATATTGACAGAACGGCTGTCCATCTTCTCTATATCCGCCAAGGCTATCTGCATCCACATGGCCACTACACTTACAGCAGAACATCCACCAGCCATTATCAATAAAAGCTTTGGGCGGAATGTTATCGAAACTACCGTACTTATCCGCCCACGGCACGCGCCTTACCCGAATATCGGTATATTTCATATCGGTACAGCGAGCGCCTTCTGCCTTGGCTTTATTGGCATTCTCTGCATAGACAATCATTTCTACGCCTTCATCTTCGTTGTACATAAAAGCATACGCTTTGGCCATCATCTAATCACTTCCTCGTTTTTCCTATACAAACAATTCCAATCCTCTTTAGATATTTTTCTCATTTTCCTTTTCCTCCTCCGCACTTTTTAGATATGCCTCTCGCATACTTTCAAACATTTTTATAGCGCTCAAATATTCTATTCTATACCGTTGATATTCTTCATTTTCACTGTCAGCTGGATAAACCTTGTCTATTCTGGCTTTAAACTCGGCTAACGTGCCACCTTGGTAATCATTCCAACAACCACAGCGAATGTTGTCGTAATCTACGAAACATATCGTCTCTGCGCCTCTACTACCGATAGCTCCTATATAAAGAAGCCACGGTCTTTTGGCGCCTTGCAAATCAGCACTGTATAAATCAACATTTCTTAAATTAGCACATCGCAAATCAACATGTCGCAAATTGGCACCGTACAAATCTGCACCTTGCAAATTCGCACATTGCAAATCAGCACTGTATAAATCAGCAAATCGTAAATCAGCTTGTTCACCGCCTTCCTCGTCATTTAGCCACTTCTTATGCTTTTCTAAAATATCTTGTAATTCCTCATCTGTTATTGTTCTCATGATATTACCTCCATATCCCTTCTAGTTACCCCTTATGTCCAGCCTTTAGCCGGCTTTCCCAGCGTTCCCACTTTGGTGAGTTCTCTACCGTGCTATGGTGCGGCAAACAACCAAGCATTCTCAGTATCATACACACGTCTATTGCTTCTTCTTTTAGCTGCTCTGTTGCTTCGTGCTCTGACTTTGGCGTGATGTTTGAACTGTACCCTTTTGCACGTATCAGTTTTAAGCTTGCTTGTTCCAGCTCTCCACATTCTTCTGCCAGCTGTTCCAGCAAATCACGCTCCGTCAGGTGCTTGTGTACGTAATACATACTATCAATTCCGCTCATCGTTCACTCAATCCCCTTTTAATTAGTCGAAAGTATTTTCCTCGCTTCATCAGCATTACATCCGAAAATATCCATCGTCAGCTTTTCGGCCTCAGCCTTGCTTAACTGTTTCGACGGTGCCATTCGGTATATCCTCTTAATTCTCTGCCTAATTCTCTTCCTTTCAGTCTTTACCAACGCTCCAATCTGTGAGTCAAACATGCACAGTGCTCTCACTTGCATCCCTTGCCTGTTATTCATACTTTCCTCCATTGTCCAGAAGCAATGCCATAGCAAAAGCCTTTCCTCTTCTATGGCGCCCATCGCCAATATAGCCCCGCAATTTATCAAATATACGGCGTTCAATCCGGATGGCGGCTTTATTGTTATACCTTTTAATCATTACTGTCCTCTCCAGTCATTGATTTATGATTATTATTTCTTGAAGGAACTTCGCCATATTCTGTTGTAGCTGCTATCCATTCTTTTGTCTATTGATTCCCAATCAAACATTTTCAAGTTCACTGTTTATCAACTCCAAACTTTTTATAAACCTTTTACAAATCTTACAATTTGTTTGATTACATAGTCTGCACACGGTTGAGCCATGCCATTGCCTAATGCTTTGTATCGTTTACTGTCAAGTGCTGGCTTGCCTTTGAACTCAATATCCGTAAAGCCATCAGGCAACCCCTGCAATCGTTCGCATTCTGTCGGCGTTAATCTCCGCACCTTACCAACTGAAGGACTGATGTTAACTATTAAATTCTCACTGCCACCGCCACAACTGCCACCACATGCCTTTAATGTCGTTAATGGTGTGCCTTGTAGGAATTTATTATAGGCATTTTGGGGGAAACATTCTGCTACTGCGTGCCTGTCAACTGTATTCAGCGTGTAGCTTAGTTCCTCTTGGTTGCCTGTTCCGTTGCCGCCGTTTTGTGGTTTTCGGTCAATCGTGTTTCCGGCTATGCAATAACTATGCACAACCGGCAGATCATTGCCAGTTGCCAACGTCAAGCTTTTTTCATTGCTTACAAGCGGTACTTTACCGCCCCCCGCGCATCCACTCCGCATTCGCACGACTGCGCTATCAACGCTTTTTCCAGTTCCTCTGGCAACTTCTTCCCGCGCTCTTTCGCCCTCCGCAGAATCCCAATTACCGCCCTGCTCGACAAATAATATTTTTCCTGCACGTTCCCCTGTAAAATCTGCGACAAGAAAGATTCTTTTTCTTCGCTGGGGGACTCCCCAATATTGAGCGTCCAACACTCTCCATGCGACTTGACAGTTTTGAAACTGCACCATTCCTGCTTTTGCCCACTTTCCGTTGTCAGGCATTGGAATACTCTCTTGTCCGATTTCCTCAAGCACAGTTCTGAAATCGGCTCCTTTATTTGAAGTAAGTGCTCCAGTAACGTTTTCCCATACAAAGAACTGCGGGTATCTCCCCCCCCGTGGACTTTCGCATTTCGTGAACAATGTCAATTGCATTTCTAAATAATCCGCTTCTTTCACCATTTAACCCCTCTCTTTTACCGGCGATAGACAAATCCTGACAAGGTGAGCCAGCACAAATAATGTCTACTGGTGGTAATTCAGCTCCATCAAGTTTAGTAATATCGCCTAACTGCTTAGTCTCAGGAAACCGTATTTTTGTCACTTCGGCAGGGTATTCATCAATTTCACTGCTCCATAACGGTTTTACTCCTGCATGTTGCGCCGCTAGTTGCCACCCGCCAATACCATCAAACAAACTTCCTAAAGTTAGCAATTAACTCCCTCCACCAACTATAAAACCTCCATAGTAATTTCTACTCCATCAACCAACTATTGTCACCTGCTTTCGCCGATTTCAACGGCGTTACTTTTTTCTCTCTCATTCTCAGCATTGCTGAATACTGCCCATAAGACATACCCAGCTCCCTTGCCTTTGCAGCTTTCTCTGACAGCCTGCTGTTTGCATGATATTTTTTTATCTTGAGTTCTGCCCGCTTCCTTTCCTCTGAAATTATTCCTAGTCCTTCCCGTGCATATTCACGGCGACTTTTAACCACTTTACTTAATACGCCGTCATTCCTTAGCCGGTTATGAAAACCGCCGACCGACATGCCGCATAAAACGGCACATTCTTTTTGAAGTGCTAGTCCTTTTTCGTACATGGCTTTTGCTTCTTCATATGAAATATTCCCACAAGTTTCTTGTCTTGTTTTAGGTTTTATTCTTACGATTAGACTGCTCATTTTTCAGGCACTCTCTTTTCTTTATCTGTATATAACAAACCACATTCCAAAAATAATTGACGCTGAACAATTGGTTTCATTTTTTCGATTGATTTTTCAAGTTTTTCTTTTTCATTTTCCAGACGTAAAACCTTGCGATAAAGCTCATCATTATCGTGTGTCAGCTGTGTTGCTGTCGCCTTGACTACAACTAATTCCTGCTCTGCACTTATTCTCTTTTTCCGTTCATCTTCATACTTCCATAATCCTGAAATGTTCATGTTTCCGCTCCCCGTTTTATACTAAATCCAATGTGATTTGTGCCCTGTCGCCATTAATGTAGCGCATGGCTTCGTCTGTCAGTAAATCAATATCAGTTTGTAATTTCTTATCATCGTTAGTTATTAGCCAAACTGGTGTCTTAAATTTGAAAATGTACCTCCCATTGACGGGGATTGATACTTTTATTTTTACACCACGTCTTGAACTAACACCATCGCTATATTTTATAGTAACTTCGTCTGCTTGCCAGTTCGTAGATAAATCTGCCTGTTTATGTTCCAATTCGCACATCTTCAATGCATGTAATCCCATAGCCCGCATGACATTATAAAGCTCAGGGCGTGGAGTATCTTTGCTTTTAATTGTCTGACGCTCCCAGCCGTTTTCACCTTTAGTTTCCCACCCGATTAAAATAACTTTGCCTTTTGATGTTTCCTGTATTTTTACGTTCAAAATTCTAGTTGAATTTAGCATTATTTTTCCCCCTGTTTAAAACAACTTTTAGCTCATTTTTATAGTCTTTCATTGTCTTTTATATTCATCATGCTGCCCCCTCATCATTTACATGGCTAAAATCATGGTCAAAATTAACATGCACTTTTTCCCATAAATATTTTTCTATATCATCAATGGTGTATTTTTTTGCTGTCAACTCTTGACCAATTTTCCCCATTGCTTTTACCAGCCTGCATATCCGCTTTTCTCTGAACTCAAATACATCCATTACCGAAAAAATATATATCAATGTCATTTCCTCGATAACTCTCATCTTCACCTTTTGTTCACGTGTTTTTAAATCCTTTATATTCATCCGGTAATATTTATATTTAGCTTCCTGTTTCAGCATTGTCTGCAAATCATCAAAAGTTACATAACCGCCACGAATACAGCTTGATGTTAAGGTTACTTTCTGGAAGAATCTGTCTATACGTTTTCTGCCAAAGCCATAAACTTTATTTAGTGAATATATAAAGATTATTAGCGTATCAGCTATGGTCTGTTCTTCAATAGCCCTGTCATTAATTGCTTGCTTAAAATATTCAGCAGCTACCTGTTTTTTCGTCTTATTTTCAAGGCTATTTTTACATCTCATATTATGCTTAACTTGCTTGATATTTTTCCTGCTAGTTTTGCGTTTAAAATTTCCCATTTTTTACCTCTTTTCACTTTTATTTTTGCTTTAATGCTTGGCTTTTTTCTGCTGTTTTTCCAGCTCTTTAAGACTGAGATTAAGTCCCTTCAGCCTGCCTTTTAAATCCCGCATGGTCATTTCGCCAGCTTTGTACTGGTTCATCACCTGCCGTCTTTTCCGCTGCACCTCGGTTATTTTTGCCTCGATTTCGGACAATTTCATGTCATGCTTTATAGTCATGCTAAAAATACCACCTTTTCGTTTTCTTTAAAATCAATTTTAATGCGCCTAGCGTTCGCCACAATCAAAAATTCATGCATTACCCATATAGTTATATGCATAGTTGTTTTTAAACGCCTTAAATGGCTTGATTTTTACTTACCAACTCTTGGCACATTTTCTTGATTTGCGGGTCGGTTTCAGTTTTCAGGTCCACATCAAGCGCCCGCAGCGTGATTTCCGCTCGCGGATTTTCTTTGTCTATTCCCGCTATCCGGCAGCCATCAAGCGACTTTACCAGTCTGTCATCCGCCAGCAGCCATTTTTTAGCCAGCTGTTTTTTACGCTTGCCTGTAACTATATCCGGCATCAAAGCGTATTCATCGCTTATTAAGTCCTGTGTGGCCTGTATCAGCCCGTTTAAATCCGGATAATGCGCCCGGTTCTTGAGATAATACTTTACTTCAAGTGCTACCGGTCCTATGAAGTGTGGCAGGTTACGAGCCTTCATGAGGTGTAACCTGAACACTTTCGCATACTCCCGATATGCTTTGCTTGGAAGTATCTCCGCCCTTCTTGCTATCATCACAGAGCTGTTTTTCTTGGTCGCCGGCTGGCCGTATACCGTTATTTTGTACTCGTTTATTTTGTCTATCCGCACGCTTCTTATCGCCTCGTTCCTAATGCCAGCTTTTGGGCGGTTGCGTTTATGAGTGACTGCACACTTTTTGCTGCCAGCTGGTCAAGGATTTTTTTATTTTCTTTCCGTTCTGCTTCCCGTTCCAGCTCACTGTTATAGATTTTCATGAACTGCGCCCTGGCCGTGTTTACCGCGTCACTTTTCAGCGTGAGTAAATCCATCTTGCCAAAACGCTTTACTGCTATCGCTATCTCTGGGCATGAGTACTGCCACGGCCGGTAGTCTCCATTGCGCTTCGCATTTTCCATTGCTTCCCGCCACGCTTCGCCTGCATCTGGCTTTCCGTTGCTTGCTGCTGTCTTTTTTATGCTTTCGGCTGCTTCAAAGATTTCTGCTACCGTTGGGAAGAACTTGCACTTGCGCAGACATTTGGTAATACCGGCATTGATTTCCTCATAGCTTAGAGGCTCAAGTGCTTTGGCATAAAGTGCTAATGTCGCTCCGTCAGCTTTTGAGTACGGATATGCCTTGTTTACCAGCGTCAAGAGTTTCATCACTGCCTCATACTTGCTTGTCTTGTCCATCTTCCATCATCCCCATTTCTTTTAGTGCTGCCATGCCCTGCTTATAAAGCTCATCTGCATCAGCTTGATTAGCTTGCCTATGCTTTTTTCGACTGCTCTTGAACCCCTCACGCTCCCAGCGTTCCAGCACCTTGATGACGTACTGGATTGACCTGCCGCCATTAACAGCGGCTTCTTTGATTGCCGCAAGGCACCATTGTTTCCCGTATCGGTCATAAACATCGTTCAGCTGCTCTAAAACAAGATTTCCCGCGAAAGCTTGCAGATTATCGCAAAAGGCCGTTACGACTTCACCGCGATCACCATCGTATAAATCTTGAACTTTTTCTTGACATTCTCCTGAAGATGGTGTATTAGCAGCAGCATCTAACCTAACCTTACCTAACCTAACCTTACCTAACCTTACCTTACCTACGTATCCATCTTGTACACGGTTTGTATCCAAGTCCGTATCTTCTTTGGATACATCATGTATACATTTTGTATCCGATATTTCGTAAGCCTTTGTGTTATCTAGGTGAACGAAGTCTTTTTCTTCACAAGTTGATGGTCTGTAACGGTCTTTTTGGATGTAGTTGTGTATCTTCCAGTGCCTGATAACGATAACTCCACTCTGAAACGTCAGGATAAATTGCTTGGCAATCAAAATCCGCATATCATCATCACTTGCACCGATCATGCGCTGGATGCGCCTTGGGTTATTGATAAAACCATCATCATCCGCCCGCATCGCAAGGTGAAAGTAAAGCATTTGCGTTGTTGGCGGCATATCTAAAAATAAATCACTGTCAATCACTGATTTTGCAAACATTCTTCTTTCTGCCATATTTCCTCCTTCGGCTTTATTTTCGCAGGCGGCTTTATTAATTTCCGCCCGCAATTCTTAAAGCCTGTTTTTAGTCTTTAAACAATGGGTCAGTTGCCTTATTTAATTCATCTTTGGTAACTTTGTGCCCTGGTTCATTTGGAATAGGTTCTGTCTTTATTTCGTCGGTTTCAAGGTCAACGTTTGGCGGTATTTCCTGCGCATTTTCCGCGTCAATTGTAGTAATATCCGGCTCATCTGCCATACTGTCACTTATTGACGTTTTGATGGTTTCATCCTGCGCCATTGCCCGCACAAACTCAGTTTTAATCGGGGCATATTTTAACAGTTTTTTGATAACTGTTTTCTTGGCCATTTCGTCATAATTTGTTGACCACGGTGAGTAGCTGCTATTTGCAGCTTTACTGAATTTATTCTTATGCTTATTGATATCATCTTGGCTCATAACCTCGAACCCGTAGCCGCCGTTTTTAGTGTGATAAACGGCATAATATAAAATTACGTTTCCACGGTTTTCAAGCGCTGGGATATGCTTAAGCTTCGGTGTTAAACCAAGCTCATATTCAAAGTTGTCATTTTCATAAACTTCGTGAGCTGAAATATCTGTTATTTCGCCGGACCTGTAAGCAAGGTCTATAAGGCCCTTGTAGCCCAATTGAAATTGGGCCTCTAAATTCCCATGATTACGGTACGGGATGAGGTATGCCTGCCCCAGCGGTGTGTTAGGTTCAACACCTAGCTGAGCTGCCTGCATCATTGCACCAAGGAAGCTATTTGGCGTGCATTGCTGAAGCTGTGGATTGGTACTCATCGCCGTAAGAACCATTCTTGTAAAGCGTTCCGGAGTAAGGACCGTTGGCAGCGCTTTAGCAATCTGCGGTCCCATCTGAACTACCAAATCTTTAATGGAACGTACTCCGTTCCCTGCCTCTGTCTGTACTGCTGCCTGTTTTTTGATTAATCCGCCTTTTACTGTTGCCATTTGAAATACTTCCTTTCTGTATTATGAAAAATTTAATTAAATTAAATGCTGAATCTGCGGGTTGGTTTACCCTGCTTGCTGTACTTTGCAAATATATCCGGCTGTTCTTTTTTCAGCCGTTTTGTATCGACTGTTACCCGTCCGGCAACTGTCTGCCATTTGACTGTGCGGGCGTCCTCATCGTCGCCAACGGTGCCAATTTCATAATCACCCAGCATGGAGCAGAATTTGTTTTGTATCTCTGCGATCTGCCCCTTGATTGATTTTTCGCTTTCTTTCAGCTCATCAAGCCGGTTTAAAAGCTTCATTGAATCACTTGGCAGCACAATGGTTTCTTTGTTCCCGCCGGGGTACTTACGGCTCAACGCCTCTTTGCAGGATGCTGAGCCGTCAACCTCCGGCATAATGTGATTTTCAACCTTGTGCCAGAAGTTAATTTCGGCTTTTAGCAGTGCCTTGATGTCCTCCTCGTCCCGCTCGATGGTGTGCATGACGAAGTGATTGCCGCCGACCAGGCAGGCAATGTACCAGCGCGGAAGGCCGGAAACCATCATGTAATGCTGGCACTGCACATAATAAGCGGGCGGGATTTTCCCCTCATCCCATTCATTGCGTGCAAAGCTGTTAGTAGTCTTGCACTCAAGCCCTGCATCCTCGCCAACAAGCAGTCGGTCAAAACTTCCCTGAATGAAGGGATAATCCTTCATGCGATAAACTCCGCACCGCCTAACCAGCTTATCCGCCCGCTGGCAAAACTCATCAGCAACTACCTGCTCGAGGACGTGACCGAAATGGACCACCTCTTTAGTGCTGATGTCCTCGGCTTCAACCTCGCCAGTCTTTTCAAGCCACAACTGATATGGGCTTTTCCAAGGCGTCATACCAAGAATGGCAGCGGCATCACTCCCGCCTATGCCAGCTTTTCTAAGTTTCAACCAGTTATCATTGCTGGTTTCCATTTCCTTAACAGTCATTACTAACTCGCAATTCATAAACATTCTCCTTAAATACAGTAAATAAATGTAACAATAAATGTTGCCCCAAATAGTATGCTAAACATTACCAGCCATCCTAATGGTGTGAAAAACGGTAATTCTTTTAATTCTTCTAAACAATTGCTTGCAAACTCTTTCAATTTACATCACCTTCCTTTACGCCTTTATAAGGCCAGCCACAACAAAAGCTACGGCCCATATCGCTAGGACTTGCGCTAGTAGCTTTAGCGCTTGCGGGAGCTTGCATATAAGCTCCCGGTACTGTCTGTAGTCCTCTTGTCGGCGTAAATACTTCAAATAGTCTTCCCTGCTTGGTTTCATTTTCACGCTACCTTCTTTGGGATTGCTAGAACATCACTTACCCAGAACTTTCTATTTGTAGTAGGTGGTGTCACGTACGCTGGTAATAAACCTGCTTTGACATACTCCCCGATTCTGCCAACCGGGACCTTTAAAATCTCAGCAGCTTCCTTAGCTTCGATTAATTTGTCAACTTTAACCGGTGCCATAACAGTGTGGCCGCCTGTTTCCTGAGCTAATCTCAGGTACTCAAGTACCTGCGGATTGTTTTCTAACATTTCCTGTAACTGCTGGCCCATGTGAACCAGCTCTGACAAGTTCTGCATATTTACGTCCATTAGTTTCCCTCCTATAATGGCTAACTCATGCACCAATCGTAAATGTAACGTTTAATGCCCTGCATATCTGTGCAGCCTTCTTGATGGTTGCTTGGCTGCGCCCGCTTTCATAATTTGCGAGCTGCTGGGCAGTGATGCCGGTACGTTTGGAAAGCTCGTACAGCGTCATGCCGCCCCGCGCTTTCCGTAGAAACTCTGAAAATTTCAATTACTTTTATCTCCTGCAATATTAGGTAAATATATTTGATTACTTGCCCTTCTCATGGTAAACTTTACATAAGAGGTGGTAATTATGACTTCAATCCATGATGTGGTGGATAATCTGAGTGCTATTCCCCCATCACTTGTGTCTATCCCTGACTTAGACGAGCCAACTCACGCCAAATGGATGTATGAGCGTATTGTGAAAAAGATAAATGAGTTTGAGGAATCTATCCCTGATAATATGCAGGCTGGAGGACGTTTTGTTGCATCCGCCAACGGGTACACATTCTGCATTGACGATGTTGGCTATTGGAATCCCGACATGATTACGTTCTACGGGACTGGCCCCGACGGTGCAAAAGTTGAGCTCTTGCAGCATACAAGTCAACTAAATCTTTTACTGGTAGCTGTACCACGTATGGATGATTTGTCGAAGCCTCGTAGAAAGATTGGTTTTGCCACAAAAGAAGCTGACCGATAGCTCTTATCTGCTCACTTAGTTTGCAAAGCTCATCAACGGATGAACCTTTGCTTTTCTCGCAAAGCAGCTGCAAATGCTTTTCAAGGATTTTGTTAATTTCAGTCTCAATCATTTTTCTCATCTACTTTCATTTATGCTGTGAGGCTGCTGCCCCACAATTCTTCTACCGTGGCTCCAAGTGCCTTTGCGATACGGGTTGCCGTCCGTGCATCTGGCACTCTGTCGCCATACTCATAACGCTGGTATGTCAATCCTGAAACACCAGCTTTCTCAGCAAGTTCTTTTTGTGATAATCCTGCTTGCTGACGCAGCCCTTGCATAAGGGCTTTGAATTTTTTATCTGTTTTCATGCTCTCCTCTCTTTCTATATTTAACACTACCAAACGGTAATGTTTATACTTATAATATATCACTACCATTTGGTAACGTCAAGGTGGTGTTACAATGAATTTTTCTACGCGATTAAAAGAACTTAGAACTAATCGAAATCTTACACAGAAGCAGGTTTACTCAGCTATCGGTATGTCTGCATTAGGCTATCAACGGTATGAATATGGCGAACGAGAACCAGCATATCAAAAGCTATTGGCTCTTGCTGACTTCTTTGACGTCTCATTAGACTACCTAACTGGCAGAACCAATACACCAGCGATAAACCACTAAAGGAATATTATGCAAAGTCAACAGCTTTTTCAGATTCGTAACCATTGTGCCAAAAAAGCATTTCGTTACACACAACACTTCATGCAGCGCATCATCCAACGGCGAATAACCATTGAAGATGTTGAAACAGCTCTTGCCAATGGTAAAATCATTGAAGATTATCCCGACGATTATCCCTATCCTAGCTGCCTGGTTTTAGGCTATACTATTAATGACAAACCACTCCATGTCGTTTGCGGCATCACGCCGGATGAACTTTTTCTAATAACCGCTTATCGCCCGGATGCTTCCATCTGGTCGGCTGACTTTACTACTCGCACTACAAGAAAGGAATGATTCAAAATGACCTGCTTCCTGTGCAAAGGCACGTTAGAAAACAAACTCACTACCTTTACCGTTGACCTCGGGCACTGCATCGTCATCGTGCGAAATGTTCCCTCGGAAGTCTGCACGCAGTGTGGCGAAGTGTCTTACAGTCGTGAGGTCGCCAAGCAGCTGGAAAAGATCGTAGCTGCTATGGAAAAATCACTAACAGAAATCGCCATCATCAATTACAAAGCTGCTTGAGCATGTTTGCCCTCCTATGCAGCCTGCTCAATAAGTGGCAATGTGCCGTTTTTCTAGCTTCCTTTTCTTCTTTCAGCTCTGTTGCCAGCTTGATAATGAAATCAGGCTCTTGCAGGGCTTTTTTGATTGTGTCCTCCGTCATGTAAGCGCCGTGCTTGCGGATAGCTGGGAGCACCTCACTTGTTACCCAGCGTTTGAATTTCTTCGCGGTAGGTAACTTGGAGCTGAACACCAACGAATAAACACCGGATTCGGAAATAAACCAATTATCTTGCCTACCCAGCTTTTCTTGCATTTCCTTTAGCGAACTAAAGAGTTTTCCTATTTCGCTACCCCTTGCGGAGCGGATGAATTTATCTTCATCGTCAACGTGAACTTGAATAGCTTTATTTGTATTAGAGTAGCCTAGAATTTCAGCAACGTCTTTACCAACGAACCAAGGCTCATTGCCAATGGTTACCGTTCTGACTGTTCCAAACTCGGCACTTTTGAAAATCTCTACTTTATCCATTATTTACCTCTCCTGTATATTTGATTTACTTTAGTAAATCAATTCGGCAAAAAAATATATTTCATATCAATGCCATACAACTTACATAGCATTGACAAGTTAGCCTTATCAATGCGGGTTTTGCCCGTTTCCCAATTATGTATGGTCTGTTTACCTTTATGTAATAACTTACCTACATTTTTTTGGCTGAGCCCCGCATTAACCCTTGCCGCCGCAAGGGAAATTTTAAACTCAGACATTTTAATTCCTCCGATAAAACTATTAGTCATTGACTAGGCTCGCCCCATTGATATAAGGATTAATGCAAGTCTCTACCGTCTTTCAACGGCTTCGCCTGTTTCGCTGACCACAGCCAGCTCTTTAAGTCTCCCGCCACAATCACGGGAAGTATTAACTTTGATATTATTTTATAATTTACTAAAGTAAATGTCAAGGCTAAAATATATATTTTTTTTACTTTAGCCTTGTTTTTTATACTATACCATTGTACTATTATATGTAAGAAATCTTTTATAAGGGAAGGAGGGGTAATATGCCTGCTGTAACGATTTTTTCTAAAAACTTGCGTAATCTATTAGAAGAACGAAACGAAACTCAAAAGGAATTAGCTGACTATGTAGGAGTATCGCCTGCTTCGGTTAATTTTTGGTTTAATGGAAAGAAAATTCCCAAAATAGACAAGATAAAAAAAATAGCCAGCTTCTTTCATGTTCCCGTACAAGCGTTACTTTCTGAAGAAAGTGAAAAACTTGACAAACCACCGAATATTTCAGAAGTATCAGTCGTACCCGCCGATGCTAAATCTGAAAGCGGTCTGATGGATGAAATATTTGCTGACCGTCCTGATGTTCTTGAGATAATCGACGGCAAAGTTTTTGGCGACAAGGAAAACAAAAAGCCTTTGTCACCGGAAGCAAAGCTCCATATAAAAAATTCAGTTCTTTTCACCCTCCGCGCCTGCGGTTATAACGTGTGATTCAATCTGCTAACTAGCAGTTGAAAATACATTATAAAGGGGTGTTGCCACATGGAGAATGTCTACTACATAATAATTGATGGTAGAGTTGTCCGTATAGTCATTGCAGACTAAGGAGCAATACCAATTGAAAAAACGAATTATAAATATAAATAAAACAGCATTAAAGACTTTCTTCATCTTCACGCTCATCTTTGTCGGAATGACCGGCTTCACGCTGCGGAATATCCCTGACTTGTCTGACTATCGCCCTGCATCCATCGTAAGCATCGCTGAACCGGCGGACATAGAATCAGACACAGAATATACGTGGGACAGCCACATTAAGTCAGTAACTAGCCTAGTCAAAACGATTGAATTTTTAAATGTGCCAACATTATCGGCGATTGTACTTACAACGACTTTTGTACTGATTTTAATTAGTAAACAATTTTATCTCAAAAGTCACATTGAATATTGTGGTAAGAAGATGGTAAAAGCAATAATGCTGCAATGGAGACCAAATTAAAATAATAAAAAATATATAACTAGATGTGTATATATACATGGATTTTGTAGATAAATTAAATCAGTTAATCGCTCGCATTGAAACAATAAAAGATAATATTCAAACAGAGGAAGCTACTAAAACATCAATGGTTATGCCATTCTTTCAACTCTTGGGATACGATGTATTTAATCCGCTTGAATTTACACCCGAGTACACTGCTGATGTGGGCATAAAAAAAGGTGAAAAAGTTGATTATGCTATTATGGATGAGAATGGGCTCCCTGTTATTCTGATAGAAGCAAAATGGTGTGGTGATTCTTTAGATAAACATGGATCACAACTTTTCCGTTATTTTTCTACCACAACAGCTAAGTTTGGTATTCTTACTAATGGTATTGTATATCGCTTTTATACTGACTTAGACGAAGTTAATATAATGGATGAACGTCCTTTTCTTGAATTTGATCTCACTGATATAAAGGATAGTCTTATCCCTGAGTTAAAAAAATTTCAAAGACAATCTTTTGATATTGAACTGATTCATAATTCCGCATCTGAATTAAAATATGGCGGATTAATCAAGCAGCTATTATTCCAGCAATTTTCAAGCCCAACAGATGATTTTGTAAAATATGTTTTATCCGAAGTGTATGACGGAGTAAAAACTCAAAAAATGGTCGAGTCATTTAAACCAATCATAAAAAAGGCTTTTTCTCAGTTTATGAACGAGTTAATTAATGATAGATTGCAGACTGCTATAAAAAATGAAGACGTCGTCCAAGATGATAAAGACGTTGAAGAACCGCAACCAACATCTAACATCATCACTACAGACGAAGAGATCGAGAGTTTCTTTATTATCAAATCTATTTTACATGAATATCTAACAGAAGTTGATCATAAACTTACTTACAAAGATACACAAACTTATTTTGGAATATTGTTAGATGGGAATACTTGGAAATGCGTCTGTCGTCTTTATTTATCCGAACAAAGAAAAAAAATAATATTCCCTAAAATTGAAAAATCATACTATCTCAAAAGCATAGATGACCTTTATGCTTTCAAAGATGATCTAATAAACGCAGTAAATTTTATAGTATCAAAATAATCATCTAAAGGTGTATCACAAAAGATACACCTTTTCAAATACTCAAATTTGCTATATACGAATCAAAAAATGATAGGAGTGACGTTTAAATGGCTGTACGAACTCGAAAACGCGGTAAAACTTGGAGTTATAGTTTTGACATTGAACCCGGTCCTGATGGTAAACGCCGTATGAAAGAAAAAGGCGGTTTCAGCTCAAAAGAGGAAGCGTTCACCGCCGGTGCAGCTGCTTATACCGATTGGAAAAACGGTAACATCGGCTTAACCAGTGATAAAATACTTTTACGGGATTATCTGGAAAAATGGTTTAACCTTCATCAAAAGGACTTAAAGCCAAATTCTGTCAAAACCTATAATGCAGCCATCGAAAGTATCAACCGATACTTAGGTAATATACTTTTACAAGAGTTAAAGCCACGTGACATTGATCTGTTTTTCCGTAAACTGTGTGACGACGAAAATAAAGCGTATCGCACAATTCAGAATATAAAAACGGTCCTAAGTAATGCTCTAACTTATGCTGTATACCCATTGGAACTGATAAGTTATAATGCGAGTACTGCTATAAAAATACCTAAACGCGCCAAAAAGCAGGTAGTGAAACGCTATATCATAACCAGCAGTGACCTTAATAAGCTATTAACTTTGTTTCCTTTTGGCAGCAGCTACCACATTCCCATAATTCTAGCCTACTATACCGGTTTAAGGTTAGGCGAGCTGCTAGGACTGTCATGGGATAATGTACACCTAGATACTAGTAGAATTGACATAGTGAAACAGCTGATATATATTCCGGGTACTGGTTTTAAGTTCCAGTCTTTAAAAACTGATACCAGCAAGCGTTCAATTATGCTTGATAAATTAACCGTGGGTATTCTACATAAGTGGTCAAACTTACAAAAGCAGTACGAACTGAAAGCGGGTTTGTCTTATGTATATGTTTTCTCCAACGAAAACGATTTTGCAGTACAATACTCAAAAGGCATAACTCCACCTGTTTCTTGCCAGCGCATTAGATTAGTCTGTACTCGTCCAGACGGGAAACTTATTAACCGTGACTCTTTTTCCCAAGCTCTGCGCAAAAACGGATTTAACAGTCATTCCTTTAGACACACCCACGCCACGCGCTTAATTGAAAACATGGCATCACCAAAAAGTGTAGCAGCAAGATTAGGTCACAAGTCAACAGCTATAACCGAAAATCTCTATACACATAATACTGACTTAATGCAAAAGCAGGTTGCTGACATCACTGAACATTTACACGAAAAAGATGTAGACAAGCCTGCTTTGTAGACAAATTGTAGACAAACTGTAAAAAATATGACCGTCAGCCTTGATTGTATAAAGGTTAACGGTCATATGTCGTATAATATACTAGTATTAGACGTGATACTACATACTATTTTAAATGGGCTTTCCTCCAATGTCAAACTAGAATTATCACAATAGCAGTAATCTAAACTGTTCTATGATTTTCAACGGTTTTACTTTCATCTGTAGACAAATTGTAGACAATATTTTCACTAACTACTAAATCCCAGTCAGACAAGTTCATCTTATCCCGTAAACAGGTAAGACGAGCTTTTTCTTTACATACGTCACAAAGTAATTTTTTAAAGTGCAGCATGTCCGCACAACCGCTTTCAATACACCACTTAACTGCTGTACTGTATAATACCTCTGTTTCGTTTTCCCAACCAGCCCAGCGCTCCATAAAGTGCGACAAGGTTTTACGCTTGAACTCACGGCCCACTGTCTGTACCTTAGTTGATAGGGCTTCCGCTGGTGTCAGCTTATCGTAGTTTTCTGCGGCAGGTACAAGCATTAGCTCATGCCGTTGTAAATACGTGTCTTCGGTACATTCCAGGTCCTGCCATTCGTTTAGTGCCTGGTTATGCTGCAATTCAGCGAGGTTTTTCAGTCCCAGGAATTTCAGATATCGGCTTGCTTCCGTGTGAAACATCACTCCGGTCAATTGGTGGTTTGCTATCAGCTGATAAAGTTTTTCTATCGTCCAATTTGTCGTGTTCATTACTGTCACCTCCGTACATTTTATCCTGTAAATTTTTAATTACTTTACCATACATGTTTCTACCTTCCGGTGAAAAAGCTAAAAAACCTGCCACCATACCAGCCAAAAAGTTACCCATAGAAGGTCACCACCTTATGCTATCTTTGAAACGATAATATTTGCCAGTGTAAGTGTACCAGCACTTCCGGTATATACTACATTAACGGTTTTGCTTACGTTGCGGCATGGACAGTATCTGCCAACTTTAATAAGCGTAGAAAAACCAATCGCTTGTGGCGATCCCGCTGATGTTGTGGCCGCACTGCTAGCCTGATTACTATTAACGCCATCTACTTGTAACTGCGCGCCAATAGAACCAGCTTCTGTACTAGACCCGTAAGCATTAAAATCGACACGATATATGCCAGGACGGTTAAGTTTTACTGTTGTGCCGCCATTAGACAACAATGCGACGCACCCTGTCTCCACATCAATATTGTTAAACACTATATTAGTATTTGCCGTAACAGCAATATTGCCAGAATGAGCTTGTAACATGTAAATTCCTTCTTTCAATAAAATATAAAACAAAAGAGGGCGACATTTACGCCGTCCTCTATGTACGGCACGGATGTGTGCTCTGCTACTTTTGCTATGCTTGAATTTAAGCTATACTGCCAGCACCGCAGCAATAGCCACCGATTGAACTGCCAATGCCAAGACCATTAACAATACCTGCATTGGGGCATACTGCGCCAACACCTGTGATGTTCGGTTTAGTAAGCATATTAGCTTTAATCCCTTCAATTTCATGCTGGAGAGTCGTAAACTGTGCAGTCATATTCTGTGCCAGCGTCATGCGCTCAATCGTTGCGTCCTTAGCAGCGAGTTTAGCTTCGTAGTTCTGCTGCTGTAGAGCTGCGGCCGTTTCGTAGCGGTTCTGCTGTGCAAGATTGTTGATTTTCAAGTCAAACATCTTTTCGCCCATCGCTGTGTCGTACTGCAAGCGGGACTGTGTAGCAAGCTGATTAGTAGACGATTGGATTGCGCTAGTCACCGCATCCGTGTTGAGCAGCGACCGTTTTTCAAGCTCACAATTCGTAACCTGCCCACAACCATGTTCAGCACCAACCAGCGCCATGATGTCAGCGACGTTGCCTACTCCGTTATTAGGCGGGAATGGCTGATTATTAAAACCGCCGAAGTTGCCCCAGCCTCTAAAGATAGCAAACAACAGAATGAAGAAAATAATTAATCCCCATACTGACACGCTGTTACCGGCCATGCCGGTGTTGTCATCAAGTGCCATAATAAAACCCCCTTTTAAATAGATAGTTATTTATTTATGTACATCAGCTTTTTAGCTGCTGTAGTCCTGCTTTAAGCTTTGCCAGGTCGTCTACGAAACTACTCGTAGACGGTGTAGACACTGTACCAGTCAATTTATTAAAAGCGTTTCTAGCTTTATTTATATCCGTACCGAGGGCAGACGCTACGACACCGGCTAGAGGGCTGTTAAGCATACTGCCAGCTTGTGACAGCATATCGCTTGTCAAACCAAAAGCTTTAATTGCTTTTTGTGCGCTTTGCAGGCTGTTTACTCCTGCCGACGCTTGCTGTGCTTGTCCCCATGCTTGCGATAGTTTCTGAGTGTTCGTCGGATTCAGGTTTAGCATCTGTGCTAGCCTTTGAGCGTTCATTTTTTAGCACCTCCATTTCCTGTTGCAAGGTCTGCATCTGCTTTAACATCCCCTGCATAACCTGCATAGTTTCTTGCTGGATCTGCTCTGGCGTTTTTGGCGGCACTATGGCTCCCAGCTCTACTAATTTATTATAGTAGCTGTCAGCTAATTCCTTGAGTTCTTTATACTTGCCGTCAGTGACACCTACACGGGTTTTAGTACCGTATAAAGCATTTACCTCGTATATAACACCGTCCTCAACTGTACAAATTCCCGACGGTGTAGCTTTTAGTGTGCTTTGCTCTATCTGCATAGGTCCGCCCTCCCTTTATCTATATACTACTAAATAAATAGA